GGTCCCAGACTTTGCGTCCGCGGTGCTCGCCCTCGATGACCTCGAGCTCGAGCTGGAGGTACTCGCCGTCGCCGCTCTTGGTCGGCTTCATCTCCGACGCGGCGATCACGCAGGCGTACTTGCCGGCCGGCAGCGGGTCCAAGCCGGCGTTCGGCTCGACCTGGTTGGCGTCGAATCCCTGAAGACTCGCCATCACGCACCCCCTTCGCTCGCCGCGGCCGCGGCCGAAAACGACGACACGGCCTCGACCACCGTGCCCCACGACAGCGGCAGCAGCGGCGGCATCGAGTAGCGGTTCTTCGCGAGCACCGTGCTGGTGCCCTCGGTCGTCAGCACACGCTGGCCCTCCGATGTCCGGTGGGCGTACATCACCGCGTCGGCCCACTCGATGAAGATCGGGGCGATCCACTGCGGCAGGTCGGGTGTCGCCAGCCGCACGTCGAACCCCTCGGGCGTCGTCACCCTGGTGTTCGCGGCGTGCGCGAGCAGCAGGATCGGCAGCCCGATGTCGTTGATCCGGTTGAGCAGCGGCAACAGGTCGCGGCTGACGATGTTCTGCACGATCTCACGGGCCTTGAAGTATCCGCCGTGCGCACTCGCCAGCGTGTTGGTCACGTCGCCCTGCTTCTTGCCGTCGAGCTCGATGACGACGTGCTCGACGATCCGCTGCACCATCCAGTCCAGCGTGTCGATCGCGACGCACGCGGCCTCATCCGGCACGCCGCCGGCGAGCTCAACGAGCCACGCCCGCATCTCGGGCCAATTCGCTAGGTACGGTGTGCGGATCAGCCCGGGGACCGCCGACGCCCCGTTCTCGCAATCGATGAGCAGCGCGCCGGCGTCGAGCGCAAGGCTGGTCTTCCCGACGCCGGCGTCGCCGAAGACGAGCATCTTGGGCGGGCCGGGCGAAGCGGTTCGGATGAGCGTGTCGGTCAGCGTCATGGGGTCTCCTTGGGTCTGGGTGCGAACGTGGGTGCTGGTGTGGGGCGCTGGGTCCAAAGGTCAGGCGAGGTCCATCAGCCGCATCGACTCGAAGCCGGTCGGCCACACGTCTGTGTCGCGGCACCGCGCGAGCCGCTCGATCGACTCGACGTTCTCGTCCGCGGCCAGGTCGAGTAGGCGGCGAGAGAGCTGCCACACGCCGCAGCGGTACGGCTCGCGTTTCTCGATCGCGATCAGGTGGCACTCGAGCTCGACGCCGGACGCCTCGACGACGACCTCGCGGTAGAACGCGAGCTGGTGCGGGTAGCCGAACCGCACGGCGTCCTCTTCGAAGCGGTCGAGGTCGTCGCAAGTTTTCAGATCGACGATGCCTCGGCCTTCGAGCGGGTTGACCCAGTCGAGACGAGACTGGCACGCGACGCCGCGGTACTCGGCCCGCACGACGCCCTCTGCGACACCGCAGCGAAGCAGCTCGCGGGCATAGACGTGCTCTCGCACCGACGCGTCCATGCGGTCGAGCAGCGCGGCGTCCGCCTCGCTGACCACCGGTTTGCTGAGGCGCTCGGCCCACTCGGCGAACGCCTTGGTCTCCGAGCCGAACGGACGGCCGGTGCGCGGGTTGGTCGGCCCGCCGACGGCGAACTCCGCCTCGAACCGCTCGCGGCCCTCGAGGATCAGCACGTGCGCCGCACGCCCGAGGGCGTACGCCGTGGAATCACGCTCGGGGACGAGCCCGAGTTGTTTGCGCCGGTACAGCTTCGGGCAACGCCGAAAGTCAGCGAGCGCGTGCGATGAGAGGTGGTCCTTGCGACCGGCGTGGTACACCGACCCGGGTTCCCGGATCAGGAATTCGAGATCGAGTTCGTGCGCCGACTGCTTTGGCCGCGACAGATCCGCGGGCCGAATGTCACGGGCGAAATCACCCTGCCCAAGACGCACAAGCGGTGTGTGAACTTTGCTATCGCTCACGCTGCGCTCCCGGTCTTCCCGCCGAAGATGTCACCCCGGGAGAAGATCCGGTCGATCCGAAACACCGACGGCCCGAACTCCCGCTCACAGAACGCCACGAAGACCTTTGCCACCTCCCGGCCGGCGTCGAAGCTCCCGTCGATCGCGACGGCCCGGAGGTCGTCGTCGCCGGATCGCGGCACGTCCAAGCGGACCTCCGCCGTACCGCGCAGGCTTTCGACCGCGAGCACCGCAAGTTCCATGGCCTCGTTCACCTCGTCCATGTCCACGCCTGCGGCGAACCGGAAGCGGTAGATCGTTCGGATCGGGAAGTCGGTGTCATTCATCGCGTCGGTCCTCCGCCGACCAACTACGCGAACCGCGGGCGAAATGGCGGAGAAAGGAAACGGGAGCTCAGAGGTACTCGCCAAGGCCGGCCTCCTCAAAGACGACGCGGATGCGGGCGATTTCGTCGCGCACGGTGCTGCGCGGTAGGCCGAGTTCTCGCGCGGCGGGCGACACACTCTCGCGGAGCAGCTGGTCGCAAATGTCGCGCTGGCGCGGGGTAAGGCGCCCGAGCACAGCGGCGAGATCGTCGCGGAGGTCCGACGCCGTCTCGCGCACTCGGCCGTCGGCCGCCTCGTCGGCAATATGCCCCGCAGCGCCGTCAAGCGTGCCGGCGTGGAGCCGACGCTTCTTGGCCGCCCGGCGGCGCAGCAAGGAGTTGGTGCGGGTCGAAACCACTTGGTTCACGAACGCCTGCGGCGTGCCGCGCTCCGGATCGAAGCTGGCCCACACACGGAGAACCTCCAAGATGAGCGCGGATGCGTAGTCCTGATGCTCGTCACGGCGAACAAGCCCACGGCGACGCAGGTCGGAAACAGTGCGGTGGACGACGAGATGGATGAAATCAACGGTGGTTGGATCGATGGTCATGATGGTTTGGTCCTTGGTGAGCGCGCAGCGATCGCGCCGAGGCTGCACGCCGCGTTTGCTGGATTGGTCGATGAGTCGAGGGATCAGTGATGCACAGCACAACCCACTGGGCTGCTGCGCTTCACGCTGAGGAATGGCGACTGCGACATCGATGCCGTCGAGCTGATCGCAGATGCAGCTCAACGGCGGTCGACGTGGCGTCGCCGGTTACAGAACTCACTCAGCTATGGACTTCGGATCGGTGGCACGCTGGTTCTCCCAAAGGGCGACCGGCCATGTACCGGTCGCGTTGGAAGAAGCATGTCGCATCGCTATGGCGTCCCTATGGACGTCGCGGTGGCGTACCGATGAAATGTGAGCCGTCAGATCCGCCGCAGGGCGTAGTGCCCTTTCTGCGATCCGTCGATCTCTATACCGGCAACCCCGGCGTCCTTGAGCTTGCGCCGTAGGTTGCTGGCTGTTTTGGCGATGGTGTTCTTCTCGACAACCTGCCCATCCCACACATCTTCACGCAGCTTGTCGATATCGATGAAAACGTCAGGGCGTCGGCAGAGACGCTCGACAAAACGAAACTCGACGCTGTTGCCCAGCGGGCACGCACCCGACCCGTATCGGAAGCTGAATGTGTCGCGATCTGCTGTCGGATGTTCAACGAGAAGATCGTCTGTTGTAAGAGCGGATTGATTGGTCACCGTGGACTCGGTACCGCCAGCGAGATCCACACCGCCCACGTGTACGGCCATGCCGAGTAGCGTGTTCGTCTTCGCCCCGTTTATGACGAGCTGGGAAGCCTTCACGCGTACAGCCTCAGCGAGGGCGTCCTGCACCTGCGTCGCGTGCCGCTTGTGAAGGGCGAAAGCAGCCTGAGCGACACCGCGCGCATCCGTCCCAACGTGCGTCAGCGCTCGAGCAAGGCCTCCGTGCTTGGTCATGAAGGACTTGGCGTCGGGCACCGCTAGTGTCTCCCGGGCCGCTCGAATGTACCCTTCGATAAGAGCAGTGTCTTTGGGATCGGTCCATTCGTGCTCGAAGAGGTCACTTTCGTACATCTCCGGCGGATCTTCACTTGCATCAAACCCGGCCGCTAGAGACACAAGCCTGCGGTCAACGCACTGTGAGCAAACACCGCAGTGCGGGTACTGGTTGGTCCGCTCAATCGTGTGTCCGCAGCTGATCGTCGATGGGCACAGATGCGCGAATCCGCCAGCCTTGAGTTCCGCGAGAATGTCAGTCTTTGTCTTCCAGAGGAAGGGGTTATCTACAGCGAAGGGCTTCTCAAAGAGGACGGAAAAGAGCTTCGAGAATCCGGCAAGGCTCTGTGGGTGCGTCGTACGACTTGCGCGGGCACCCAACGATTGCATGCTGAGAGGCAGATTGAAGCTCACTATGCCGTTTTCGTAGAAGCGGATCCGATCGCGGCCAAGCATCTGCGCCACGACAGCAGCGAGCGAAGAGAATACAAATGAGCGAGTGCGCTGAGTGTGTTCACGACCCAGTGCCTTGCCTTTGTTCAGCTCAACCTGGACATGAAACGGCTGCGAGGCTGTGCCGGCGAGATGCGTGTTGAGGGCCGCGACAAGATCACGTTGCGGCTTTCCCACTTTGGTAGTCGGAACATGACTGACGAGTGCGACCTTGCGTCGTCCAGCCGCGATCTCCGACACCGCGCCTCCGAAAGAGTCGAGCCCACCAGAGAAGAGCATCACCTCTTCGATATCGGCGCTGTCCGCATTGTTCTTCCGGAAGTCGAGATATTTGTCTAGAGGCGGAGGCGAACGCAGCTTGCGGAAGTTGAATTCGTAGTCATCATCCGAAAGAAATGTCAGAAGCTCACGAAGGGTGCTTGATACCGCGGGAGAAGACCAGAGATCGGGCTCCCGAACAGGTATCTCGAACCAGAAGTGACGCCGCCACTTCGCTCCATACTCAAACTCGGCCTCACCGCCACGGCGGACCGCTTGATCGGCGGCAAACAGGTAGGACGCGATCTCTAACAGATCAGTGGCGATATCACTCGGTGACTCTGTCATCGACCTGGTCAGATGGCGGAGGTGTAGATGCACGTCGTGAGTGCCTTTGCCGATGACGAGCTTCGTCGGCGTGAGCGAACGCCACGCCTTCGAACGTGATGACAAGGCGGCCCCACCGCACAGGATGACGTGCTTAGCCGACATCCCGAGCTCCCCGTATGCGGAGTTCGTCTCGGAGTTTGATCAGCGAGTACGCGGCGAACTTGCGAGCGGACGCTTTCGAGATGCCGGTTTCGTACTTGGATTTTGAATACCACCCACCGGCGTAGTCGCGGACGATCAGAGCGGCCTGCCGTGTGTGAGTGCCGATTTTCTCTAGGAACTCAGTGTGCTCTGCGGGATCGCGGAAACGCTGGTTGGGACCAACGTGTTGGGCTAGTTCACGGCTTAGGTGGTACGTGAGGTACCGCTGCATGAATCGCGAGAAGAAGTCGTGGGTGAGGGTCGAGAAGCCCTTCTTCGTAGAGAGGTCGCGCACCGCGGGCTGAATCGGTGCGTCGTCTGACTCCCACAGGTTCTGCGATTGTGGCCCCGTGAGTGCCGAAAGCGACTCAACGGCCGCGAGCTGCGCTATCTCGCCGAAGTCAGTCCGTGCGCGCGCTTCACGAAGATGCCGGTCCATCGCATCGCTGAACGCCCCTGCGAGGTCGTAGACGTTTGCGGTCGGCGTGACGTCAAGGCCAAGTTCAGAGAGACGGGAGACGAACGCTGTCTCGTCTCGGGCAGCGATCGTGATGTGGGCCAAGAGGTAGACGACATGGGCAAGGCCCTCGTCCCCTTTGGCGAGATCGAGCCCCTTTTCCGCGGCGCTGATAGTTGATTGGGCGATGCCGGCAACCGGAGCGCCTTCGGCGAGGAGTTGGACAACCTCACGCCAGGGGGCGGTGTCCGGCGTCCGTCCTACTCGAAGGTGTCCCATGCCGCGCCTTCTGGCCATGCCCAGAGGCGGCGACGCACCGGCGTTCCGGGCAGAATCGGCCGTGCGAGGCTTATCGGCAGCCCAGGGGACGGGCTTTACCGGGGTTTTGCAGGTAGATCACATCTCTACAACAACATCGTCCCAGAGCTTTCGTTGCTTCATCCAGTCTGGTTCCGCCGCGATCGCCCGCACCTCGCGCTCGGGAATCGCGTCTCTGTCACCCCGTACGGGCTCGTGGAACAGGATCGCCTCTTGGATATCCGGCGCAAGGTTTAGTAGGTTCACGATCTGGCTGACACGGGCACGGGTGACGTGGCCGAGCGCCGCGATCTCCGCGAAGTCCGCGACCTCACCCCGACGGACCAGTCCGTCGAACCGGATGGCGAGGGCCATCAGCTTGGCGATCCGGGGCACCACGCCGGTGTCCTCGTCGGGATCGGGCGGCGCTTCACCCGGTTGGAGTTCCAACTGCCCGTGCCGGCCCCGTTCGAAGTGGACCGTGTATTCCATACGGACGCCGTCCGTCATCATGCCGTCACCTCACGATCGACCATCTGTCGAATACCCAGCGGATGGAACGCTATCGAGACGGACCCCTTCTCGGCGTCGTAGTCCACGCGTTGAACAAGCAACCGAACCAGCCGCATTTGTTGCTTCGGGGGCAACCTCGACCACACGCCGTCGAAGTCATCGAAGGCGGCATCGACCTCGTCGGGCAACACCATCTGGGTGTCCGTCGAAGCGATCACTTTGTTGGCTCCGTCTGCGCATCCTTGAGCCTCATCGAGCTTCGCGTGCAGATCTGCCAAACGGGCAGCGGCGTGCGTGTTGGTCGCGGCATCACCCGCAACACGCCCCAGTTCGCGTTGGATACGCGCGACATCACGCTCCGCCGATGCAACGTCAGCCTTCGCCCGTTCCAGCTTCGCCTCCGAGGCGCGGCGACAGGCGGCGAGCGTCCGCGATCGCACTTCGGGATCGCCGCACACCTCGCGCACCCGTTCGATCACGAACCGCTCGATCTGGTCCGCCGGCAGCGACTTGCACGGGCATGAATCCCAGCCCTGCTTCTGCGCCCTGTAGCAGACGTAGTACCGGTACATCCGGTCCTTCGCGCCGTTCACGGTCGCCGTGTGCCCCATCGCGCTGCCGCACGGGGCGCAGTGGAGGAGCCCCTTGAGCAACGCCGAATGCTTGTTCCGCTGGTGCATGCCACCCGTCCGCCCGTTGAACCGGAGCGTCTCTTGGGTCTTAGTCCACACCGCTTCATCGATGATCGCGTCGTGCTCACCCGCGTACGTCTCCGTCTTGTATTTCACCCGGCCGACGTAGAGGACGTTGGTCAGCACCGCCAGCACAGCGGGTTTGTCCCACCGCCGCCCGCCGTACACCTTGCCGCGCTTGGTCACCACGCGCTTCGTCGTGATCCCGCGCTCGTTGAACTTGCGGCTGACCGCGAGCAGCGAGCGGTGCTTCAGGTACAGCTCGAAGATCTCCCGGACGAGCTTCGCGTCGTCGTCGTTCACGACGAGCCGCTTGGTCTCCGGATCGATGTCGTACCCGATCACGGAGCGGCCGCCTGACCACTTTCCCTTCCGCCTCGCCGCGGCGATCTTGTCCCGAGTTCGCTCGGAGATGATCTCGCGCTCGAACTGGGCGAAGCTCAGCAGGATGTTCAGCGTGAGCCGGCCCATCGACTGCGTCGTATTGAACTGCTGTGTTACGGAGACGAACGAGATTCGCTGCCGCTCGAACAGTTCCATCATCCGCGCGAAGTCCATCAGCGACCGGCTGAGACGATCCACTTTGTAGACCACGATGCAGTCAACCCGCCCAGCCTCCATGTCGGCCATGAGCCGTTTGAGCGCGGGCCGCTCCATGTTGCCGCCTGTGAACCCGCCGTCGTCGTAGCGATCCGGCATGCACACCCAGCCCTCGGCCTTCTGGCTGGCGATGTACGCCTCCGCGCTCTCGCGCTGCGCATCGAGTGAGTTGAACTCCTGCTCGAGCCCCTCCTCGGTGCTCTTGCGTGTGTAAATCGCGCAGCGGATTGTGCTTGGTGTCGCCCGCTTGTTGCTCATCCGGCCTCCTCGCCATTGGCCCGCCGCTTCGACGACGGCAAGCCGAAGAAGTTCACGCCGTTCCAGTGCGCTCCGGTGATGTGCCGGGCGAGCGCGGTCAGCGACCGATACACCTCGCCCTCGTACTCGAACCCCCGTGGAAGCACCTTCACGAGAAGCGTTCGGCCCTTGTATTCACGCCGTATCACGGCCCCGGGCTTCGGAAACGAAGCCGACCGCCCGGCGTCGAACGCGGCGGTCACCACCGGGCCCATCGTCATCTCCCCGGCCCGTGGTGCGGTGAGCCGAATCTCGGCGTCGTCCGCCAACTCCGCGGCCCTGCGCATCGCACGCTCCGACAGCCCGCCTTGCTCGAGCGCCTGCGTCCGCCAGACGATCCGCTTGATGAGGTACCGCTTGTGGTTCGTCCGCGTCGGCTCGCCGAAGACCTCCGCGTATCGCTGTTTGAGCTGCGGCACCGTCAGCGTCCCGAGTTCCTTGACCGTGGCCGTGATGTCCGTCGCCATGCGCACTCTCCGTTTCGCGTCGCGTTAACCGCGCATCCCATCAGGGCGAGCACGCTCGGAGAGTTCAAGTCCATCGGCGGAGGATTCGGAGAGATCGCCGAGACGACGCCGGTCATCGCGCCATCGCTCGACGCCCTCGGCCAGAACGCCCGCGATGGCGCGGAGCCGTTCGGCGGGCGCAAGGTCATCGCGCACCGCCACGTCGTCGTGGTCCATGGTCATGTGTCGCTCGCTCAAGAGGTCTCGCTGCCGCCCAAACCGAGCGACGCATCACGGACCATCTACGCGAACGAACTGGAAAGTGGCGGGAGACCGATCCGAACCCCGCGTCGAGCAGGGAGAGCCGCGAGGCCTCCGGCTTGGAACAGCAACCGTCAACAACTGCTATGCTTACTGACGATGGCCAAAGCCCCCAGACAGGCACGCGACAACCGCCCCGCGCCCCCAGAGGTGATGACCATTGATGATCTCGCTAGCTACCTCCAGCTCTCAAAGTCGTCGCTCTACAAGCTCGCGCAGGACGGCCGCGTCCCCGGGCAGAAGGTCGGGCGGCACTGGCGGTTCCACAAGACCGCGATCGACGCATGGTTAATCGAAGGCGGCCCGTAAGATTCCGGCCAAAGAGCCACCCCTCCCAGAGGAAACGCATGACCACCAACGGCTCCGCTACCACCGACCTCGACTACGCCGACCGCCTCTGGAAGGCTGCCGACGCCCTGCGCGGTCAGATCGACGCCGCCGAGTACAAGCACGTCGTCCTCGGCCTGCTCTTCCTCAAGTACATCTCCGACTCCTTCGAAGCCCGGCGCGATGAACTCAAAGACGAGTTGGAGAAGGACGGGATCACCGGCAAGCAGCTCGATGGCCTCCTCGAGAACCGCGACGAGTACACCGCCGAACGCGTCTTCTGGGTCCCGCCCGAGTCCCGCTGGGACAACCTCCAGAATCAGGCCACCCGCCCCGACATCGCCACGCTGATTGACGACGCCATCCTCACCGTCGAGCGTGACAACCCCAACCTCAAGGGCAAACTCCCGCGGGACTACGCTCGTCGCGGAATCGAGCCCGTCAAGCTCACGCGGTTGATCAACGAGGTCATCGCGGACATCGGCTTCAAGGGTGACCGCGACAAGGCCCGAGACACGCTCGGCCGTGTCTACGAGTATTTCCTCGGCAAGTTTGCTGCGGCCGAAGGCAAACTCGGCGGCGAGTTCTACACACCGCGTTGTATCGTCCGTCTCCTCGTCGAGATGCTCGAGCCTTACAAGGGCCGCGTCTACGACCCCGCGTGCGGTTCGGGCGGCATGTTCGTTCAGTCCGAGCGCTTCGTCGAACAGCACGGCAACAAGGACGAGATATCCGTCTTCGGCCAAGAGTCCAACCCCACCACCTGGCGCCTCGCCCACATGAACCTTGCCATCCACGGCATCGAGGCCAACCTCGGCTCCCAACCCGCAGACACCTTCCTCCGCAACCTCCACCCCGATCTGCCCGCCGACTACATCCTTGCCAACCCGCCATTCAACATCTCCGACTGGTCCGGCCAGCTCCTCCGCGACGATGCCCGCTGGAAATACGGCACCCCTCCTGTCGGCAACGCCAACTACGCGTGGGTCCAGCACTTCATCCATCACCTTGCCCCGCCTAACGGTCGCGGCGGCGGCGTCGCCGGCTTCGTCATGGCCAACGGTTCGCTCTCTTCCAACGCCGGCGGCGAAGGCGAGATCCGCCAACGCATCGTCGAGGCCGACCTCGTCGATTGCATCGTCGCGCTCCCCGCCCAGCTCTTCTACACCACCGGCATCCCCGTCTGTCTCTGGTTCCTCACCCGCGATAAGACCGGCCGCAACCTCCCCAAGGAAGGCCGCGACCGCACCGGCGAGACTCTCTTCATCGACGCGCGCAAGCTCGGGACCATGCGCGAACGCACCCTCCGCGTTCTCACCGGCGGGGACAAGGGCGAGACCCTGCTCGCCGACGGTCTCGGCGACCCGAACCACGACTCCGACATCGGCCGCATCGTCTACGCCTTCCGCCAATGGCGGGAAGAACCCAAGCCGGACTGGTGGGACGACAAGCAGCACAGCGAGTGGAAGTACAAGGACATCCCCGGCTTCTGCAAGAGCGCGACGATCGAGGAAATCGCCAAGCACGGCCACGTGCTCACCCCCGGCCGGTACGTCGGCGCAGCGGCGCAGGAAGACGACGGCGAACCGTTCGAGGAGAAGTACCCGCGCCTGCTCGCGGAGCTCGAGGAGTGCTTCGTTGAAGGCGAACGCCTCACCGCGGTGGTCCGCAAGCAACTGTCCGGGGTGCGGACGGCGGAGGGCGCGTGATGCCGGGCGCCGCCGACCGCCAATCCCAGGGCCTTGCCCTCCTCCGTCCCGAAGGTGGTGGAGAGGCCGCCGGTGACCGATTCGGGGGTGACGCTGTCGGGTCCAAGGTCGGCCCCGCCCAACGGGGACCCTCCCGGATTTCCTGGACGGTTCAGGCCACCGGAGAGCTCCAGAATCCGCGTTTCAGGCCCCTGCGGCCCGATTTTTCTCTCCCGCTTATTGACGGCGGGGCTTATCGCCGATACTCTCTCAATACAGTACACCCGCCAGGCGCGCCGCAAGGCAGCTCACTTTGGCGGGTTTTTTCATGCGCCGCCGGCTTGGTAGGGCAGGCCGCATGAAGTACACCAAGCCGCCGCTCCCCATTGCCGACCAGGTGCAGAAGCTCGTCGATCGCGGGCTCGCGGGCGATCGCGATGTCCTGGCCGGGCACCTCGCCGTCGTCAGCTACACCCGCCTCGAGGCGTACTGGCTCCCGTTCCAGAACCCCGACAAGACCTTCAAGCCCGGGACCACCTTCGACGCCGTGTGGCAGCGCTACGTCTTCGATCGTCATCTCCGTCTGCTCGTGCTCGACGCGATAGAGCGGATCGAGGTCGCCGTCCGCACACAGCTCGCCCTGCACCACAGCCTCACCCACGGTGCGTTCGCCTATGCCGAGCAGCCGGGCACCCTGCCCAAGCTGAAGCAGTGGCAGCACGACAAGTTCCGCGAGGTCCTCGCCGACCAGCTCAAGCGGTGTGACGAAGCCGCCGTTCATGTGTTCATCAAGAACCACGGCTCGCACCACGACTTCCTGCCGGTGTGGCTCGCCATCGAGATCATGAGCTTCGGCTCTGTCCTCACCTTCTTCCGAGGCGCCGAAACCGCGATCCAACGCGAGGTCTCCAACCTCTTCGGCGTTCACCACACGGTCTTCGAATCCTGGCTCCTCACCCTCAATGTCATCCGAAACTTCTGCGCCCACCACAGCCGGCTCTGGAACCGCGTCCTCGGCGTCAAGCCCAAGATTCCACAGATCAAGAACGACGATCGCTGGTACACGCCGGTGCGCGTCGGCAACGATCGGGCCTTCGGCGTGCTGACGGTCTGCAAGTTCTGCATGGACCGCGTTGCCCCGCAGAGCGACTGGCCGATCCGTGTCCGCGACCTTATCGACAGCGAACCCTCGATCCCTATCCGCGACATGGGCTTCCCCTCGAACTGGCTCGACTGCCCGATCTGGAACGCCGCTGCCAGTACGGAGACTGGAGGCACCGATGGGTGAGCTGAGCAAGACAAGCACCGACATCCCGGACGCGGCGACGACGCAGTCCGTGCCAGACGGCTGGTCGGTTCAGTCACTTGGTGAACTTACATCGTGGATGTCGGGCGGGACACCCTCGAAGGGCAATCCCGAGTTCTGGGATGGCGATATCTCATGGATCTCGGCGAAATCCCTCAAGAGCTTCTACCTGTACGACTCTGACGACCATGTAACGGACGCCGCCATTGCCGACGGGGCGAGAAAAGTGGATGTGGGCGACATCCTGATGCTCGTCCGCGGCATGACCCTGCACAACGACGTGCCGGTCGGCATCGCGATGCGTCCCATGACCTTCAACCAGGATGTCAAGGGGCTGCGTGGGAAGGGAGATGCATCCACACGCTACATCGCCTATTGGCTCGTCGGGAACAAGTGGCGACTGCTGGCAGCTGTGGATCAGGCTTCACATGGAACGGGCCGCCTACGCACTGAAGTTGTCCAGGCCATGGATGTTCTGCTTCCACCGCCAGAGGAGCAGGAAGCCATCGCCGCCGTCCTCGGCTCGCTCGACGACAAGATCGAGCAGAACCGGCGGACGGCCCGGACGCTGGAGCGGCTGGCGCGGGCGATCTTCAAAGCGTGGTTCGTGGACTTCGAGCCCATGAAGGCCAAGGCCGCCGGCGCCTCGTCCTTCCCCTCCATGCCCCAGCCCACCTTCGACGCCCTCCCGACCACCTTCACCACCACCGACCACGGCCCCGTGCCGGAGGGTTGGGACATGGGGTCACTCGGTGATGTCATTGAGATTCACGATTCACGCCGCGTTCCGCTCTCGAAGCGGCAGCGTGAAGAGCGACGCGGTCCGTACCGGTACTACGGAGCCGCCGGCGTTGTGGACCATGTCGATGGCTATCTGTTCGACGGGTGCTTCACGCTGGTAGGTGAGGATGGCACCGTTTATGGAGACGGGGATCGGCCCATGACGCAGTACGTCTGGGGCCAGTTCTGGGTGAACAACCATGCCCATGTGCTTACCGGCCTCAGCCCTTGGACTGCGGAGCACGTCTACGTTCTCCTTCACCATGTCTACATTCGACCTTTCGTGACCGGGGCCGTACAACCCAAGCTCAACCAGGGAAACTTGAAGTCAGTCCCGGTTGTTCTGCCTCCGGATCCCGTCACTATCGCGTTCGGCGAGCAGATCGACCCACTGTTCCAGATGCTTCGTCATATCGAAGACGAGAGCACTAAGTTGGCTGCGATGCGGGACTGCCTGCTCCCCCAACTCCTGAGCGGCCGAGTCACGGTGGAGGCCACCGATGCCTGATGCCACTGCGAAAGGCCCAAGATTCCAGATGTCCGGCGCAAGGGCCGCCGTGAGTGATGGTCCGCTCGCCGAGGCGATCGAGCAGCAGATCCACGCCATCGAAAGTGCATTGGAAAGCGTGCCCGACTTCGCGTTCGACCTGTCGAAAACGCTCGTCGAATCGGTCTGCAAGACGGTGCTCGCCGACATTGGGCAGCCCGCCGATCCGAACTGGGACGCACCGAAGCTGCTCCGCGAGACCACCAACCGCCTTGCGCTCCTGCCACGCAACCACCCCGATCCGGCCAAGGCCCGCGAATCGGTCGAGAAGACGATCCGCGGCTTGCTCCAGACCATCCAGGGGTTGTGCGAACTCCGGAACAACTACGGCATGGCGTCCCACGGTCGTGACGGCTTCTCCGCCCGCCTGGACCTCCGACAGGCGATACTCGCCGCGCAGGCCGCGGACACCATCGTTTCGTTCCTCTACCGCATCCACCGCGACGCCCTTATGCAGGCGCCCGGTGCACGCGTCTACTACGAAGACCACGCCGACTTCAACGAGTCCTTCGACCGTGACAACGAGCCGGTCCGACTGGGTGAACTCGAACTGCTCCCAAGCCGCGTCCTCTTCCACGCCGACATCGAGGCGTACAAGGCTGGGCTTAACGACTTCATTGCCGAACGAGAGGGAAACAACGGAAGCGGGGAGGTGCAAGCATGACAGCGAAGAAGATCCAACGCCTGGAGTCTCCCCCACCTGACCCGGACTATTTCTGGCGGGCCATCCCGCCCGAGGAGTACAAGATCCTTATAGATCAACCGGAGAAGTACGGTCGCACTTCGGCAGATCTCAAGGAACTGGGCAAAGCGGTTCGACTGCGAGACGAGCAATGTGTGCAGGTGTCCCAGTCCGAACGGGAAGCGAGAGGGTGGTTGCGCGACGGTGGTACCCTCATCCGCATTCCACGATCGAAGCTTGACGATGCGGATTGGGAGCAGGTAACCGAGCATCACTTCATCTTTGTCACAGGCGCTGCGGTCGTCAGTTTCTACGAGATCATCGATGAGTAGCAGCCCCTCTGAACAACTCGTAGAGAATGTCGCAACCGTCTATTTCGGCGCGATCTCGGCCCCGACCAAACTCGGGGCCGAGATCGATGATGCGGGTGAACGGTCCGACACGACGCAGTATCTCTTGCATGTCCGCATCGCCGCAACGCTGCACCGCCTCAATCCCGAGCTCCCAAACGACACCATCGATGGCGTCGCCCGCACGCTTGCCCGTCCGCCGCACCCCACCCTCATCCAGAACAACCGCTGGTTCCACAGCCTCCTGACCGACGGCGTCGAGGTGGAGTACAAGGACCCCAAGTCCGGCGAGACACGTGGCGGCTACGCCCGGCTCGTCGACTTTGACCGCCCCGAGAAAAACGACCTCCTCATCGTCCGCCAGCTCACCGTCACTGGCCCGTCCGGCAAGTGGATCCGACCCGACCTGACCGTCTTCCTCAACGGCATGCCGATCGCCGTGATCGAACTGAAGGACCCGACCGACACCGAGGCCGATCTCTGGACGGCGATCAACCAGTTCGAGCGCTACAAGCTCACCGCCCCTGACTTTTTCGTCCCCAATGCGCTCCTCGTGGCATCCGACGGGCTATTGACCCGCGTCGGCTCCGTCACCGCCGGCCCGAGCCGCTTCATGCCCTGGCGACCCGCCGAAGGCGGCCAACCCACCCTCGAAGCCCTCATCCGCGGCCTCTTCGATCGCCGCCAGTTGCTGGACTACCTCCGCAACTGTGTGGTCTTCGAAGAGGACGAGCGAGGCGACATCGCGAAGAAGATCGCGGGCTACCACCAGTTCCGAGCCGTCCGCAAGGCCCGCAACGCCGTGACCGCCGCCCTCAAGGAGCCGGCCGGAACCGGCGACGGTCGCGGTGGCGTGATCTGGCACACGCAGGGCTCGGGCAAGAGTCTGACGATGCTCATGCTGGCGGGGGCGTTGATCCGTGAGCCGGCGCTGGCCAACCCGACGATCGTCATGATCACCGACCGGAACGATCTCGACGATCAGCTCTTCGACACGTTCGCCGCCGGGCGGGCGTTGCTACGCCAAGACCCAGTCAAGGCCGACAGCCGAGATCACCTCGGCCAGCTTCTCGATCGCGCGGCCGGTGGCGTGATATTCACGACCATCCAGAAGTTCACCGAAGCCCACGGCGAGATCTCGACCCGAGGGAACATCGTCGTCATGGCCGACGAGGCCCACCGCAGCCAGTACGGCTTTGTCGAGGGCGGGGCGAGGTGGATGCGGGAGGCCCTGCCGAAAGCGACATTCGTCGGCTTCACCGGCACCCCCCTCAAACGCGACGACAAGAACACCATCCACGTCTTCGGCGAGTATGCCGACGTCTACGACATCCGCCAAGCGGTCGAAGACGGCGCGACGAAGCCGCTGTTTTACGAGTCGCGCATCGTCAAGCTGACTGTCGACGACGCCGGCGCTACGGCGGCCGAAGCCGAGCTTGAGAAGGCCGCAGCGGCGGACGCGTCGGGGGAGGATGTCGAAGAGAACGTCCGCATCCCGCTCGAGGCATTGGTGGGCGCGCCGGAGCGGATCGAGCGCCTCGCAGCATTCATCGTGGAGCACTGGGAGAAGCGTCGCTCCGCGATGGAAGGCAAGGCAATGGTGGTCACGATGAGCCGTGACATCGCTGCGCGGCTCTACGAGGCCATCAAGGTATTCCGCCCGGAGTGGCACGACGAGGACGACGAGAAGGGGGCCATGAAGGTTGTCGTCACGGGCTCGGGTGAAGATCCGGAGCCATTGCGGCATCACGTCCGCACCAAAGCTCAGCGGAAGCGCCTCGCCGAGCGGTTCAAGAACCCCGACGACGATCTCCGACTCGTCATTGTCTGCGATATGTGGCTGACCGGCTTCGACTGCCCGCCCGCCCACACGATGTACCTCGACAAGCCGTTGGCGGGGCACAACCTCATGCAGGCGATCGCCCGAGTGAACCGGGTCTACGGCGAAAAGCCCGGCGGCCTAATCGTCGACATGCTCGGGCTCGCCGATCAATTGGCGGATGCGTTGGCGACCTACACCAAGGCAGGTGGCACTGGTGACGCGGTCAAGAAAGTCCAGGACGAAGCGGTGCCCGCGATGCAGGCCGCGTTCGAGAAGCTCCAGTCATTCTTTCACGGCTGCGATTGCGAGGCTGCGATCGGTGCCGAGCCCCGCGAAGTGCTCCCCGCGTACCTGCGGGCCGTCGACCATGCGTTCGCACAGGATGACGGTTGGAAGCGGCTCCGCACAATGGTGAAGCAGCTCTCTGCTGCCTTCGCGTTGGCCGTGCCGCGCCCCGAGACTGAGCAGGTCGTCGACCATCTGGCGTTTTACCAGCGGGTTGTCGCGATGATCCGCAAGCGACTCGCCGACGAAGCCGGCCCCCGCGGCCGCGCAGGCCAACGCGATGTCGACGCAGCCGTCAGGCAGGTCATCGGTGGGGCGGTGGATGCCGACGACGTAATCGACCTCTTCGCAGCCGCGGGGCTGGACGAAGCTCGCCTCGACATCCTGTCCGACGAGTTCCTCGAGCGAGTGGCAGCCCTAGAGCAGAAGAATCTCGCGCTCGAAACGCTTCGCAAGCTGCTCAATGACCAGATCAAGTCGACAGAGCGGACCAACGTCGTCCAGAGCAAGAAGTTTCGCGAGGCGCTCGAAGATGCCATGCTCCGGTACACGAACAAGGCGATCTCGACCGCCGAGATGATCGCCCGCCTGCTTGATCTGGCCAAGCATCTTCGAGAGGTCCAACGTGCAGGTGAGGCCCTTGGGATCACGCCGGAAGAAATTGCTTTCTATGACGCACTCGCGGAGAATGGCTCGGCGCAAGAGATCATGAAGTCCGACACACTCCGCGTCATGGCCCGCGAGCTTGCGGAGATGATCAAGAAGATGCCAAAGCTCGACTGGACCCAGCGGGAGTCGGTGCGTGCGACGCTCCGGCGAAACGTACGCCGCATGCTCGCGAAGTACGGCTACCCGCCTGACCTTTCCGAAGATGCCACCCAACTGGTGCTCAAGCAGGCTGAGCTATCCACGGGCAGCGGTGACTGACACGGTACGGGGGATTGTGGGAGCGTCTGGGATCGAAACATCATTCCGCAGGGCACCAATCGAGTATGTATGCCGCGAGTCGGGAGATCTACGGAGAGATGACCGTCGCCCATATGGGGCTGTGGATCGATCGTTGTGGTCAACGTGGCCGCGATCTCGCACTTGTACTGAAGTGTCCGACCCACATCGGGAAGGCAATTCACAGCGGTTCCCCTGTGCGTGTCGTTCTGGCAGATGTTCCAAGCAAGAACTCATTTGTCCGATGCTTTGGGCTGAGCATCGAAGACCGAGGCGGGAAGCCACTGACGACGTTTGCCGCCTACCGGACGCGTGACGAGCAGAGACTGTTGCTGCGTCTCTTTCGGCGCGATCGCTTACCGTTATTTCTGTTCGACGAGATCGAGCGGTGCGTTGCCTGCTGCACCTTTTCTCCCGAGTCGCATGGGCGAAACGCAATCAGCGAAGCGTTGAATGAATGGCCAGCTCCGTACGCAGGCCGATTCACATCGGTCGTCAAATCTGCACTCGATCGTTTCAGCGAGATGCTTGACGGTGTCGATTGTGCAGACGCCGTGTTGGGGCCGATAGAAGCGCCTTGCTCACTCACCGACTGGCGAGTCAGTTCGATCTACGGGATTGGCTCCGGTGACTTTCGACTCGACGGTGACGACGGCAGCGGGCTGGAGCAGACGATACACCAGCTGCTCGAATCGCTCTTTGAATCCAGTGCGTTCCGGTCGCCCAATGTCCGAAACGAGAGTGGATCACGGGAACTGATCGACACGCTCCTGCTCGGTGACCATGTAATTTGTCTTGTCGAATCAAAGGCAGTTGGCTTCTCCGGGGTGGACGGTCCACTCGATACCGCGAAGCTGGCGAAGCGGATTCAGAAGGACGTCGACAAGGGTCTGCGGCAACTCAAAGGGGCTACTCGCGCCATTCGAGCTGGTTCTCCTTTGAGCGAGACTCACCAAGGCATACCCGTGCTAGCCAGGCAAGCACGAGCACCGATCAGGATCTTGGATCACAACTGGGTGGTTTTGGGACTGGTCGTGGTTTCAGACCTTGACTGCGACGTCGACTGGAGAGTCGTCGCGGAGCGCTACCTCGCAGCGAGTTCTGGCGACGCGTGCTACCAGGTAGTGGACCTCACCGAGCTGCGGTCGTTGGTTGGCGCCGCCAAGACACCGATGCAATTCGTCACAAATCTCATTCTCCGCTTCCAGAGAGTGAGCGAGCAGGGGAGTATGGCGGTCCGGGTGCGCATTCGGCGTACCGATGAGGCCAGTTGACCATCCTGTGCGTCGCCCTGCGATTGGTGATTGCCTCAAGTGCGGTACCGCGTTCGTGAGGTCGACCCGGAAGCGCATTCGCTTTTGGATTCCGGACTGCCATCTTCACCCCCGACCGGCACCCCCCGTCAAATCCGCGCGGCCGCTAACCGAGAGTCGCAGAGAGTTTGAGAGGTTCGGCCGAGAGCCGGACCGGAATGCCCAGCGTCACGGTCGCCCGCCCGATGCACCCGCCAGAACAGAGAGTCGCCCAGACATTTTCCGCTGCCACAAGTCGCGCCAGGGCGGCCGCTTGCGGGAGCCGTACCGATCTGCGTGGCCCGCCCGACCCGTAAAACAAAACCGGCCCGCTTTCGCGGGCCGGATGGAAGCTCCTCCGACTGGACTCGAACCAGTAACCTAGCGGTTAACAGCCGCTCGCTCTACCATTGAGCTACGGAGGATCGGTTGAGTCTGAACGGTATCCGCTCCCGCGGGCGTGTCAAGCGGTTCCCACGC